CAATTATGAGTTCTAAAATATTCATCCTACAAGGGAGGCTTGGTCGTTAATACGTTGGTTGGCTTGTTGGGCGTTCGATACTTCCGAAGAGACGACGTATGTACGGAATCCCGTTTGCCCTGCTCCCGCTCCCAAGAATCCGAGGTCGAGTTGTGGAGCAGTTCGTGTAGCTGGTGCGGTGAGCGTTTGCCTTTGTGGAGTCGTTATGTCGGTTGTTCCTGCGTTGAACTCTTGCCTTTTTATAGTGGCTATTTGCGCCGCTCCCGCTGCTCCGGCTGCCGCCGCTGCTATAAACCGAGAGCCGGGGAAAGTACCGTCTTTTGCAAGGGCCGAACCGATGGCCTCCGCCGTGTTCATGATCGTTTGAACTATAGCGAGTTTTTTCCCGATTTCGAAACTCCGCTTCGCCCGCTTCTCTTCGTCCCTTGTAAAGAGCGTGTTCAGGTTGTCAACTACGTTCAAAGTCAACTGAGCAAATTCAATCGCTTGATACGCTACCATTTCAGCCCCGTTGACAAAGTCTTCAAAGGTCTCTCGTTGTAGCCTTCTCTTTGCTTCTTCTGCGGTCTCCGTTGCGAGGACTTGGGTAGCGAGATTTGTTTGATTGGTTTGAAGGGTCTTCTCTTGGTTCTCCGTCGTTACCTGAAGCGTTTTTTGTTCCGATTCGATTCGTTTTTCATTCGCTTCGACGGTCGCCTTCATGAGGTTTATTTCCGCTTGAGCGGCTTCCTTCGCTTTGGCGATGCCTTCAGAACGTAAAGAATTGAGTTCCGTTTGTAGTCGCTTCTGAGTACGAAGGGAAGCCGATTGTAAATCCAGTACCGCCGCTTCCGCTTCGGCTACCCGGTTGAGGTCTTCTTCAAGGCTTTCACCAAGGGCGACTTGTTCACGTGCTATCCTTGCCCGTTCTTCAGCGAGGCGGAGCTGTTCGTCTACGGTTTGTTGTTCGAGTTCTACGGCACGTTGTAAAGCGTCGATCCGTTCTTCTACGGTCAACGTGTCATCTTCGGCCAAAAGCCGCGCTTTACTTATCTCTAAATTCGTCGCCGCTCGTGCTTTGGTGAATTCTCGCTCTTCATCTTTGAGGCGGTTCATAGCCCGCTCCAAGTCGGAGGCCGCTTTGGTCTCTCGAATTATCTCGTCGGTGATTCCCGTAAACGCCCCTTTAACGTCTTCTAATGCTCCGGAAAAATCTCCGGTAAAGAACTTCACCAACGCTCCTCCAATCTTGGAAACGCGATCGCGCAAAACATCGAACGCAGCACCGAGGGCAGCGGTTGCCACCTTGAGTTGTTCCGCACCTCGTTTCGTGGAAGTGAAGTAAGAAATAAGCGTCCCTATTGCAACGAGGATAAGCCCGATTCCCGTAGCAGCGAGAGCCACTTTGAACGACTTTAAACCGGTTACCCCGTTCTTAATACCCCCCGTAAGATTGCGAAAGCCGGAAACGGCTCCGCCCGTCATCTTGTCGAGCTGGTTAGTAAGTCCAGATACCGCCCCGGACGTTCCTTCTACGCCGGTTTGAACGTCCTGAATCGCGCTGTTTACGTTCCCTGTGTCTGCGCTAAACTTTAAAATGTAATCTTGTTGAGTAGCCATTTAACGAGGGTGTATAAAACGAATGCGAACGAACAGAGATAAACAGAAGCGAGAACCCAATCCAAGACCTTGAACCAAAGAGGGACGGTTACCTTCTCGCCCTTGCTCTGGAGGAGTTGAATCGCTTCCCCTATATAACGATGGTTGTCGATATTCCTCATTGACTTGTAGCTTGCCAACATTCATTTGTTGAAGTCGAGATATACCCGTACCGCTCGCAGCAAGACTGAGGGACAGTTGTTGAGGTCGTGCCGGATGGATTCTCAAACGTGAGTTGCCCCCTTTTATCGACCGAATACGGAAGCCACGCACAGTCCCGAATATCTCCCAACACCTTCACGAGTTCGATTTGGGTAAGCCCTTCCGAAGTCGCATCGAAATTGATTGATATGATTCTCCAATAAGTATCCTTGATATAGATCTTGTCCGCAAATTCGAAGTTCGCTATATCGGTTCGTGTGAGCCGGAAGTATGCGGTCATTTTACGAGCGTCCGAAGAATAGAGTTCATTTACCCACGGCCTCCAGTATTGATAATAAAGCGTATTCAAGGGGCTCACGAGCAAATCGCGAAAGGGTCGCTCCGTTCCATACAAAAGAACCGAGTCATTTGTATCAATAGATAACCAATCATCCGAATATTCGCTCCAATCGGGGAACTTCGTTCGAGCCGTTCCAAAGTAGATATATGAATCGGAATTGTTGTATCCGTTCCAATATGCGAGGCGGGGCTTCGGGTCTTTAATGGATTTATCTTCGTCGCTTGTATCGAGCAACATCCTATGGATAATGAAATCTGTATTTGGGATGTACGAAGTAACGAACGGGGCGAAAGGTGAAGTAATGGTCTTCTCTCCCGAAGCGAAATCGTTCTCGGGATCGTCTACGCGGTATCTGCCATATACCCGCCCCGCGTTCTTTTGAACGAGTTCATTAACGAAGTCTTTCCCTTCGCTCATAGTCCATTCATAACGCCGTGATTGAAGGTCGGTCGTTGGCTCGATTTTTATGTCTTTCGAGAGGTCTATTTTATTCGTCCAATCCTTGTTAGAGCCCGAGGCGAGGTAATCGGTAAACGGCTCAATTTCGAGGTGCTTGGGGTTGTTTTTATCTGGAATGAATACGAGGTTGAACGTCTTTTGAAGTCCTGCTATGAATTCGATTTGCTTCATAACCGGCATATTTGAACCGGGAGAATACGCGGCGGCTTGTCCGAAGTTGATATTCGTAAGGCGGAAGGTCGTTGTCGGGCTGTTGAGATTTCCGTTACCCTCAAGAATTGCGGTATCGCTTGAGGTGTGAAAATGGTATTTTACTTCTACGGTATCGCCCGATTCGAGGGGGAGGTCGGTAATCGTTAGTTCATACGTTGAATCCGTTGTTAGATCGGCTGGTTCTCCCTGTAATATGTCTTGATATTCTACCCCATCCACCCACACGGCTATGTGAAGCTCATGATTTGAGGGTAGGGTATCGAGTTTGACTTTGAAATCGAAAGAATACGCCCCGGTATATGGAGCGGTAAACACGCCTGAGGTAACGTTATTCCCCCTGTCGAAATAACTTCCGGTTTCCGCCCATGCCGTTATGGTTTGCCACGCCGTACCGGTAACCGTAAGGTTTGAAGTTAATCCTACGTGAAAGAGGTTATCTTGTTCGGCTGTCTGTTCAAACGTCGGGAATTTGCCCCCTTTGTGGCAGAGCATATATAAATTGGTTTGACGGTCTAAAAAGGAAGAATCAAACGTATATCCAGCTTCGGCGAGAATGGTTGTTACCATCTCTTTAATGCGAAGAAACCCGCTTGTATGCCCCGCCGTAAGTGCCGTATTGAATTCGAAAGACGCTCCACTATCAAATGACCAATTTTGCCCGAGGTCTACGAATCCAAATCGAAGGGCTTCGTTTGAACTATTCCAATTCGTTATAAGGTTGGCAACCGACCACGTGAAATTGTACGCGCTCCAATCCACGTCCGAAAGCATAGCGTCTCCAATATCCCGAGAGAGGTTCGCCGTCTCTCCGAAGAAGACGAGTTCAACGTCTGCGTATTTCCCTTTTTGGACGTATATCGCCTTCACCTGAACGAAGCCCCGCATGAGTGGGATTGTGTTGTAAGTGAGTTCCGCTTCGGCTTTTTGCTTTGGATCCCATGTCGGGATAAGTCCGAACTCATTCACCGCCCCGAAATAGTCTTGGTTCTGTTTCGTAAGGGGTACGCGGAAGGTCTGCGAGAAATTCGAAGAAGCGGCGTTTATCTCCTGAAGGTTCGAAAACTGATAGGAGAGGTTAACCGGCTCGTTCTGGTAAAGCTCGATTTCATTCCCTTCGATCGTGAGTCTTAGCATCGGATGATCTGAGCGAGTTCAACATTAAACGAGGTAACGAATACCTTCGAGACGGTTTCTTCTTCGATTTGCATCGAGTTGGTCTGAATCGTTACCGGCAACCAATTACCTTCGATTCGAGCCATTACGCTTTTACTCCTCATGCAGTATTGAAAAAGCGTGAGTTCCTCAATCGTGAGAAGGCCGTTGAGTTGGTATTGCTCTTTCGTTTCGAGTTGATACGGCTTTATTTCTCTTGCAGTAGGTGCGAAGTTGAAAGAAGCCGCTCCGTAATCGCCCACAATTTTGCGATACGTCTTCTCCTCTCTTGTTACCGTCTTTTGCTTCTTGCCGTTGAAGCGGAGATAATCCCATCCGCCGCGCGAATTTGCCCACGCGAGTTGGACGGCTTCATTCTTGGAGTATCTGCAATTATTGGTGACTCGAATCCTGTTCCCGCTTTGTACTCCTGAAGAATTTGCTGGTATTAACTCGTAATAACTCCAACCCCCTACAACGGCATTAAGAGCGTTTGTCAAAGGGAGATAAGAAGCCGGGTAGAGGTATGCATAAAGGAGAGTTCCGTACCAATACGTTGCCGCGGCAGCCGCTGGAGATTGCCCTCCCGTAGGTGCGCCTATTTGGTAGTTGAAAGCGTCATCTTCTGCCCCTTCGTTATCGTAAATAACGGCGATTATTTGCCCTACTTGGGAACTTGTGTCGTCCGTATTGATAAAGGCAAAAACCCCGGTATCTTCAATACCCGCGGTTACGTGGATTATGTTGCTACTCGGTACGCGGTCGGTAAGCCAAAACTTCTCATTTATACCCGTCCCGTAGTAGTCATTATATCCGGGGTCTAACCCCGCAGAGAGCTGTTCGTATCCGTCGAGGAGGTAATAATTCGATGAAATGTCCTGAGCCAAATCTTCCGACGATCCATCCCATTCACCCACTTTCACGACGTATTTCTTAATGCCGTTATTCGCTTTCGTATATACGTTGTTATTGAGTGAGTGAATCGTAGAAGTCAACCCGTATTTAAAAACGTCAACTTCTACCCGCCCCGTAACTACCTCGCTCAAATCAAAGAACGCGCTATCGTTGGTGTTGGGCGTAAGATAAACCTTGCATATCTCAACGTTGTTCTCTTCTACTTGAACAATATATCTCGTTGCGCTCGTAATCGGTACATCTGGAATAATGGTAAAAATAAGTTTCTGCCCTGCGGGTAGCCACTTTTCATAAGGTGCGCCGTCAATTTGTGCCATTACTTAACTGTGATATTACCGAGTTTCAACTTGAATTTGTCCTTTATATCCTCCGCTACGGCTTCTCCGAGTTTCTTGTCGAAGCGTTTTGAGACGGCGGTAAAGGCTTTCTCATAGAACCGAAGTCCGACGATTCCCTTACGTTTGACGGCTCGCCCAATTGCAAAGGCGAGGGAGTTCATATTGCTCTCCGTCTGTTTCTGAAACCTACCTTTCGCATCACGCGGGCGGATACCCTTTGCTTTTATCCATCGCTTCAGCGCGTCCCGGTGTTTCCGGGAAGGGTTTTCGAACTTGTACTTGAAGAAGGGGCTTTTCTGGTTCTTCTGAGTGCCATTGACGCCCCAATGAAGGAAAGGGGCGTGCTTCACTTTTGAGCCGAACGTTACCTCTCGAATCTCGTTTCCGCGAACGCGAATCTTGTAATTCAGTGAACGCTTGAGTTCTCCCGTAGCTACTCCGTAATTTTTATTCTTGCCGATCCTTCGCCCGCCGATATGCCTTCGGGCTGATTTGACTACCTCTTCTGCAAAGAGTAGAATTACGTCGTTGAGGTTCTTCATATCCCCGCACGTTCAGCGGCTCGGGTGCAGTGATTCTCTTCGATGCTGTCGAGGATACCC